AGATCCGACGACGCAGTTGTTCCGGCCGCAAGCCGCGAACACGCCTGGCGCCGCGATGCCGAGCGGTCCGGCGTTCGATCCTGCCTCGGGGCTGTTCAACTTGCCGCCCGAAAGCGGCGTGACACCGCCAACGCCGCAGCCCGGACCGGCGAGCATGCTCGACCCGCAGTCGCGACAACTGCTCGCGTCGCTGTCGACGAGCGATCCGAAAGCCGCGGCGACGCTCTACACGCAGATGATCGACACTGCGGTCAAAGGACCGTCCGGTGGTAATTCGCTCGACCCGCGCATTCAGAATTGGGCGCTCTACAAGCAACTGCAGCAGCAAGAAAAAGCCGGCGTCATTCCGAAGGGCGAAGCCGACAAATTCTTCAACTCGACGCTGCAAACGCCGGCGTTGCACTTCGATCCGCAAACCGGCACGTGGGGCTATCTGCCGGCCGGCGCCGCGCTGGGCACCGGCGCACCGCTGTTCGGTCAAAATCCGAACGCGATTCCTGCGGCGGTCGATTTGTCAGGCAAAACGCAAGGCGCGAAGACGGACGCCGAAAAGACGGCGTTGTTCACGACGGCCTATCCTGACGTGATCAACACATTCAACGACCATCTGCAGAACTTGCAGAGTTTGCGCGCGCAGATGGCAGCGCTGGATCCCGGTCCGATCCTCGGCAGCATCAAATCGAAGCTGTTGTCCGACTACCAGAATGCGAGCGCCGCAACTGCTTCAGAAGGTTTGCGGACGATGGGCGCGCTGCATCAAATGGGCGTGTCGCTGGCGCCGATGAGCGAAGCCGACCGCGACATCATCTTCAACACGTCGCCGAAGATGACCAACGATCGCGACGCCAACTTGAAGATCATCGACCGCGCCATTTCGAACCTCGAGCGGCAGCGCGGCGCCGTCACCCGGCAACGTCTCGCAATCGCCAACGGCAAGACGCTCGGCAGCTACATGCCGCCAGCAGTGACACCGCAAGGCGGCTTGCTGTCTGACGAGGCGGCTGCGGCGCAAGGCGCGCCCACGCCGGCGACGACACCGCCGCCGGGACGCTACGTGTATCAAGACGGTAAATTGGTCCCGGCCCAGTGACCATTACCGTCGACATCGGCAACGGCAGCACGGCGGACTTTCCTGACGGAACACCTGAGGCGGAAATCATCGCGGCCATTTCCGCGCATTCGAACACCGCGGCACCCCCTGCAGCAGCGCCGGCGCCGACCACTGCGCCGCCGGCCAGTACGTCCGACAATGTCATGTCATTGCTCGGACATCTACCGCCGCCGTTTGGTCCCGCGATCACGATGTTGACGCAGCCGGCCGCTCGAGCCGGCGCCGAAGAGGGCGCGACGCTGAATTGGAGCGACGAGATCAACGCTCGCGCGCGCCAACTCTACGACAAGTATTTCGCGCAGCCGATGGGACTCGCCGACTCACCGACGCCGCTCACGTACGAAACCGCACTCGGACAAGAAATCGGGCGGCGCGCGGCGCTGCGCGACGCCAATCCGACTGCGTACGACTTCGGCAAAGGCATCGGCACAGCGGCCACCGCAGCCGCGCCCGGCATGAAAATCGCCGAAAACGCGACGTTACTGCGCTCGCTGTTGCCGCTCGCGCTGACCGGCGGCGGTTACGGCGCCGTTGCTGGCGCCGGCAATTCGCCCGCGCTCTTATCGGCGAATCCGAAGGATCTAGCGCTCGATACGGCGTTAGGTGCGGCCGAAGGCGCCGGCACTGCGATGGCGATTCCGGTTGCCGGCGCCGGCGTGTTGGGGGCGGGCAAATGGGTCGCCAACAAAGCGGCGTCGATGCTCGGCAGCGATTCGGTGAACGCCGCCAAGGCGACCAACGCGATCGGCTCGGTGCTGCGCGAAGCGGGCTTGTCCGACGCCGACGTGAAAGATCTCGTATCGCAGAATCCCGCGATGCGTTTGGCCGACGTCGATGCGCTGACGCCGATGACGGGCCAAGTCGCCGCATGGGGTGGTCCGGCCGGCGAAGCGGTTGCACAACAACTCGCGCAGCGCGAAGCCGACAAGCAAGCGCGCATCCTGCCGGCGATTCAGCAAGCGTTCGGTTTGCCCGCAGGCGATGTCCGACCGATCGAAGTCGTCGCCGAAGCGAATCACCAAGCGGCGAAAGCCGCTGCGCAGCCGTATTACGCGCGCGCCGAACAAACGCCCGTCGAACTGAACGACACAGCGCGCACGCTGCTCAGCACCGACGAAGCGGCGCCGCTGTGGGCGAAAGCGGGCGACATGGCCACTACGCGACAGATCCTCAATCGGCTCGCGCCGGATTCACCGGCGCCGCAATTGCAGCCGAAACCGCAGTTCAATCCGTTCAATCAGATGACGCCGAACGCATCGCTCGACGTCTACGTGCCGGCCACGCAGGGACCGACGCCGACGACGATGCAGAAGCTGCAGAGCACGATCATGATGCTCGGCGACAAAGGCGCCGAAGCGCAGCGCGCCGGCCGCAACAGCGAGGCCGCGAACTACTTCGGCATCAAACAGCAGTTGCAAGCCGAACTCGCGCGACCCGGTTCGCCGATGTACAACCCTGATTTCGTGAAGGCGAACCAACTCTACGCCGGGCCGCACGCGTACAACGACGCGATGGCGCAAGGCGCGGCTGATTGGCGCGCGGGGCGTCCCGGTCAGATGCAAGTCAACATGGCCGCGCTCGGGAGCGAAGCCGACAAGCAAGCGTATCGCTACGGCGTGATGGCAGAGATTGCGCACACGCTCGGTACCGATACGTCCGGCGCGCCGAACGCGGCGATTCCGCGATCCGACAAGTTCGCGAAGATCTACGAAACGCCGAACCGGCTCGCGATGCTGAAAACGGTACTCGGGCCGAGCAACGCCGCGGGCGCCGAACAACTCGCCGATCTCTTCATTTCCGAAAACGCGATGCACAACACCTACCGCACCGCACAGACCGCGCAGCGCGACACGTCGCGCATCAATGCGCTGTCAGGGAACGCCGGCTTGCTGGCGCGGCTCGGTGTGTACGGCGCGCCCGTGCAAGGCGTGTCGAAGCTCGGTTTGGCGTATCTCGCAAGTCAGGCTGCGGCGAAAGCGGTGCGCGGCATGTCGACGGCGGAACAGCAAGCGGTGAACGAACACGCGGCGCGCATCTTGATGTCGCGCCAATTACCGCCGCAGGTATTGCAGAGTGGATTGTTGAATCCGGCGCTTGGCGCGGCGGCTACGACCGGCGCGGCAATGGCGCCGGGATTGCTTCAACAACCCTCGGACGAAACTTTGCTGCAGGCGACGGGATCAGGGTCGGGGCTTCTGAACCCCCGCTAAACCAAAACAGATGGCCGGTGTAGCCCCAATGTCCGAATTCGAACAGTGCGAAACCGCCGAGCACGCCAAGCAGAAAGTGCGCGTCGTGCCACAAGCCGTAGAAGAACGCGACGAGCGCGAGAGTGATGCCGATGCCGAATAGCAGAACGCCCAACAACACGAGAAAGGTGCGCATTGGCCGCTGAAGGCTCCTTATTGGCTCAAGTTCGACCGCCGACCGCAGGGACCGCGGTCGCGGCGTTCACGTGCGGTGACGCACCCGCCGAAGTTACTCTAGTCGTCTGTTGCAATACAACCGGCTCCGCGGCGAAAGCGCGGCTCTACCACGACGATTCGGCGTCCGGTTTCAGTCAGGCGAATGCTTTGTGGTACGACAAGACGGTGCCGGCGAACGACGTGATCGTGCTGCCGATCGCCGTCGTCGGCGGGGGACTGGCCATCAAGAAAGGCGGCATCATCGGCGTCGGCTCGGATACTAACAACGCGCTGACCTTTTCGATCTACGGCGTATCCGCCACACTGGCGCAGCGTGTGAGTGCAGGGAGAGGCTAATTGACCGACGTCAACTCATGGAACACCGTCGCCGCCAACAATAACGCCGCGCCGCCGGACGGCTGGCCGGAAGGCATGGCGTACTCGAGCGTCAACAACTCGGCGCGCGAGAACATGGCCGCGATCAAGCGGTGGTTTGCCGACATGAGCGGATCGCTGGTCGGCGCCGGCAGCGTGAACGCGTACACCGTGACGCTGAACGCCGGCTACGCCGCGTACTTCACCGGGATGACGTTCGCGTGCTCGATCAACATCACCAACACCGGCGCCGCGACGCTCAACGTCAACGCGATCGGCGCGAAAAACATCGTCAATGATCAATCGGGTGCTGCGCTCGTCGCCGGTGCGTTGGTCGGCGGGCAGATCTATTCGTTCCTGTACGACGGTTCGAACTTGCGACTGCTCGGGCAGTTCGACGGCACGACGTCACTAGCACGACTGACGTCTACAACCGCAGTCGCGCTCGCATCGACGGGGCACGCGTTTCAGATTGGCGCAAGCGGCGCAGCCAATCTCGCGATGGATACGGCAGACATCCAGGCACGAACCAATGGGGCCGTCAGCCAACTCAACCTCAACGTTCTCGGCGGGAATGTCGTTCTCGGAAAATTAGGCAATTCCAACGTCATTAACACAGTACAGCAGCTTGTCGTCACGGATCCGGGAGCGTCGAGCGCCGCAGTTCCGGGGGCTATGCTGGGCGTCGGACTAACCTCTGTCATCCAAGGTCCCTATGCCTACACAGCGATAGACAATTTTTCTGCTTCGGCCCAGTCACCCTCTCTCGGCTTCCGTAAGTCGCGCAATGCCACGGTCGGTTCGCACACGATTGTCCAAAACGGCGACACGCTCGGAAACCTGTTTTTCTTCGGTAGTAACGGCACGAGCTACGATCAAGGCGCTGCGATTACCGCAGTTGTCGACGGCGTTCCCGGTGCGTCGAATGACATGCCGACGCGTTTGGACTTCTACACCACCCCCGACGGCACCGCATCGTGGCGTCGCGCTTTGTCGATTCGCGGAGATGGCACCTTAGAAGTTGAAGTGGGGGGCGTAAGTCTAGTTTCGGCTGCCGCGATAGTTGCGTTTCAAAACACTAACCTGTCCGGCTTCTCGATGGACACCACGACGCGGGTGCTCCTGAATGACTACACCAACTCTAAACCCCGACAGGTGTGGGAGAACAACGGCGCTTCGCGCATCTACTACAACGGTGTAGAAACATTCCGCACAGCGGATCGCACCGCTAACGGTTCTTCGTCCGGCGGCGCGGTTCTCGACGGTCAAGGCAACTTCCGCCCGGTAGGCTTCAACACGCTGCCGCTAGTCGCCAAAGGAACCTACACGTTCGCCTTGGCCGACGTCGGCTATCTCGTATGGAACAGTGCCGGCGCGCAAACGTGGACGACGTGGGCGAGTTCTGACACGACGATGTCGGCGGGTATGTTTTGGTCGCTCGCTAACGCCGGCTCGGGCAACGTCACGCTCGCACAAGGCTCTGGCGTAACGATCAACTGGTTCGACGGCAGCGGTACGTTGAGAACCGGCAACCGAACGCTCGCAGTCAGCGGCGCGGCAACGCTTATATACGCAAGTGCGACGTCCGCCTTTCTGTGGGGTACGGGGATCAGTTAATGGCGACGGGCGCGCTCGGGGCTGTGGGCCTCGGACCTAACAAATTCACCACCACGATGACTCGTGGGACGGACGGGACGAAAAGCCCGATCACAGGCTTTAACCAACTTTCTGCCGTTGGTTCTCTGAGTTCTACCACGTTTTTCAAAGGCGCAACCTGCACGGGATACTACACCGGACCGGGCGTCACGAATTTCGTCGTCACGCTGACGGGGCTGTTTCCGCAAAACTACTTCGCGCGCACCATCAACTCACTCGGCACCTTCACATCGGCATCGGCAACGTGGTCGCAAGGTGGCGGCTCAACGTCGTGGTCATGGGCAATCGGTTCTGAATTCGCCACCAGCGGCACCGAAACTATCGAGATCGACGGATGACGTGGACCTTCGCTAAAAAACAATCCAAGGAATTCATCTACGCCCGCTCGTCGGTCAAGGCCGGTGAAGTCGAGACGTTCAAGCTGCGCGGCTACGAGACGGCCGATCCGCGATTCTTGTTCAACCCGGCGGTGAGCTTGCAAGTCAGCGGCAAGTCGCGCATTTCGCGGCCGACGCAAGGCAGCTACGAAGTCGCGGGACTCGTCGACATCAGCCCGCCAAGCGGCTTGCAGCATGTCGAACTGACCGAAGATGCGACGTCGACGTGCCTCGAGGATCTCGAATACATCTGCATCACGCCGATTCACTGGCGTGAATGGATCGACTTTCGCGTGCTCACGGCATCCGATGAAATTACTCCGTGCGCGCGGCAGTGGATCGTACACGTGGCCGGCACCGGACCGCTCGATAATCCGCAGGACTTTTCGGCTGGCGGTCGCGTGGTGCTTTTGCCGGGCGATGTCGCGGTGGTGTTCACGCTGTTACCGATGCCGCAAGACATGCTCTTTCACGGCGAGCGCGTGCTGATCGAAGAACACATGCAGCGGTTGGGCGTGAACATTCCGGTCGCCGAACCGCGGCATCCCAACGACATTGCTAAGGCGGCGCGATGAACTACACCTACACGATCCTCGATTGGAACGCACCGAGCTTCGGCCTAGCCGTGCGCTACGATCCGCCAGATGGGTTGGGACTCGACCCGATCATTCTACGCATTGCCGCAACGGACGCGGGCACAGCGCCAGATCTCGCGGCGTACTTCGATCAACTGGCACAAACCAACGCACCGTTGCCGGAGTGGGAAGCCGCGCTATTTGCATTGGCGCCCACGCCCCTACTCGGTCAGCCGGTGAGCGTGCCGATTCCGGATCTGGTCGCACGACCGCTGGCGTTGAGCGAAGCTGCGCTCGCGACACAACTCGCAACGCCCGTCAAAGCAACACCCGTGGAGATCAAAGTCGATGCCCCCGCAAACCCAAGCGCCTAACGTCGTCGTCACGCCGAACGTCTACATCGACGTCGTCATCAACGGTCAGAAGATGGTCTACGACGTCGCGACGGCGACCGAGCTACGTGACGCGCTCGATGCCGCGCTTGTAGCGTTCAGTGGCGACCAAGAGCGCGACGCGGAAAAGCTCGAAGGTGGTGACAACCGTCGCGTAGTGGTTCCGGTCCGTTAGCTGATCGAGTCGTCGCTCTTGCTGCGGCGATAGCTTTTCACCAGGCCGTTTGAACTCCACGAAGAAGTGCTCGCCGTTCGGACCGAAGAACACGCGATCGGGCCAACCGCGTTTCGATCGGCTGCGGTCCATCTTGTAGACCAACCACCCCGACGCTTCCGCGAAGGTGACGCACGCGTCTTCGATGTCGCGCTCGAGTGTCACTGCGCAGGTCCTGTGAGTAGCAACTGGTTTTGTTCGACGTGCTCTAACACCGTCTTTCCGCTCGGCAGCATGATCTGCCCGAGGAAAGCACCCTCGAACGATAAGATACCGACTTCAACCGCGGTGACTTGCCCTTTGATCCAATCACGTAGCATCGAGTAGATCGCTAGATTCGCGATTTCCAGCGCTTTGCGTTCGTGCTCGCTGCGTGACGAACGCATTCGATGGGTGTAAGGGTGTTTGCGCAGCCACGCAGCGGCGTAGCCTTTCGCCGATGCGCGCACCGACACTTGACGCCCTCGGTATTCGAATTGGACTAGCAATTCTTGCGCTCCGGTATCGATCATCGAGCCGAATTTATTGCACCCGAAGCCGCCGAGAATCTTCTGAATGTCACTCAGTGCTTTCTGCCCCGACGTCGCGTTCTCGTAAGGAAGGCTCATGCGGTTCTCCGAGCGAACGCGTCTTTTGCGCCTTGATTCCAGTTCTCCTTGTACGCGTTGGCGACCAACACGTCTTCGTCACGCGTGCCGCGCACGACGGGCGTGTGCATGTACACGGTATTCGCACCACCCGGCCGCTTGATGCGGCCGACGACTTGCGTCACGGCGCCGGCGCTCCACGGTCGCGTCAGAAAGTAGATGTGCTTCGGTTTCGCGTACTGCAGATTCAAGCCGTGGCCGGCGCTTGCCGCGTGGATCGCGAGCAGTTGCAATTCGCCTTTGTTCCATAACTCGATTGTCTTTTCATCTTCGGCGTCCGTCGTGCCGCCGCCTAGGTGGCGCAGCGTATCGTGGTAGCGCGTTTGCAGTTCGTACAGTTCAGCTCTGAAGGCGTAGACGATCATGAGTTGTTGCCCTTGCAACTCACTAATCAAGTCATCTAGGTCATCGAATTTTGCCGTGTGAATCTTTTCGTACCAACGCTCGGGTTCTCTCAACTCTTCATCAACGTACAGGAAGCCCGACGCGAATTGCTGCAACTTGCCGGACGCGACGCCCGCGGTGTCCGCGATGACGCCCGATTCCTTATCGGCCAACGTGCGTTCGAACTTGCGGTAGCGTTTCATCAAGTGCGGCGGTAGCTCGAGATAGCGCGGCGGCAGATCCACGACGGCCGGCATGCCGATCGGATTGCGAATCACGTGCACCAAGCCATCGAGCTTGGCGTAGATCTTTTCCTCGGCGCCGGGAAACGGACGCCAGTCGTAGCCCGCGAAGTCTGCTTGGTAGAAGAACTCTGAACGGAACTTGTAAAACGACTTGCCGAGTGATTCGCCGTGGTCGATCAGGAACGCTTGCGCCCACAGATCGAGCAAGTGATTGCCGGTCGGTGTGCCAGTCATGCCAACGCGTTTCTTCAGGTGTTTGACGCGCTTGCGGAACTGCTTGAATCGTTTCGACTTCGGATCTTTCAGCTTGTCGATCTCGTCGCAAATCAACGCATCGAACGGCAACGGATCGTACGTCTCGCACAGCCACTGCAAGTTTTCGTAGTTGATCAACACGAGTTGTGCGTAACCTTCGATCATCGCGCGACGCTGCTCCGGCTCGCCGAGTGCGAGAGCAATCTGCATGCCGCGTAGATGCGACCACTGCTCGCACTCTTGCTGCCACGTGTTGAGGCATACCTTGCGCGGCGCGACGCCGAGCCAACGGTACTGTGGAAACCGCTGCACCGCCGTCAGCGCGATGACCGTCTTACCCGCACCGACGTCGGCGTAGAGCAAGCTGTCTTCGCCGCTGCAGATGAACTCGATCGCTTCGACTTGATCGCGACGGAGATCGGAAAACTGTTTCATGCTTGACACCCGGTACGTGATATCAGAATATATCGCCTGATATCGGAGTGCGTCAACATGAACGACGAAGAATTCGACAACCTGATCCGCGCCCAGGCGTTCTTCGGCCGCGCGATCCGCTTCCTGTGTTGGCTCGCGCTCGCCGGACTCTTGGTCATCATCGTGAGGAACTTGCCCGCATGCCTCAGCTAAAGAATCCGCCGTTTCGCCAGCAGATCGGCATCTACATGCGCATGACGAAACAACACGTCGTCGAACTCGACAAGCTGGCACTCGTGAACAAACGCACGCGGCGAGAGATCGTCGAGACATTGATTCACGAAGCGGCGATGGAACTTCGAAGCGACCCCACCGCGAGGATCAATCCGTGACCGATCAACTGCCGAGTGCCAATACGGGCACACCCGGTCGGAGACATTGAGTGAACACGATTATCGTCGGTGGTTGCGCAGCGGGTGACGTCGTCGACTTGCAAGCGAATGCCACCTACGTGCAACTGTCGAAGAAACTGCGGCCGAAAGTGTTGGCCGGTCCGCAGGCGCCGGTGGAGTTCGACGAGATCAGCGACATCTACGAGATCTTCGTCATTCAAATCAACGTCGACGGTTCGAACAAACCGGCCGGATTCGGCATCGGCGTGGTGAACGGGCAAACGTTGGTGTGGGGCATGCAACAGTTGATGCTCGCCTATCAACGCGAGTGCAAAGGCATTCCAAAAGAGGCTTCCGTATGAACGACATCGACCCAAAGGTTGAAATCCGAATGTGCCCGCCGCCGTGTCACGACGGCAAGCGATGCAGCGAGACGATCTCGTGCACGCCAGAGACATGCGAATGGAAACAGCGGGGCTGGGAATGCACCGCTAACCACGTCAAGCACGAATGCGCACACGATTTCACCTCCGGACCATGGATCGAGATGGACTTCGGCGGCACCGCGTCATGCTCATGCGGCATGACGGCCGTTAGCCACGACTTGAGGTACGCGCCATGAGCGACATCGACCCGAGTGAGATCAAGGCGCTCAAGCAGCGCGTGAAACAGTTGGAGGTCGGCTACGACACGCTGCGGACCACGCTACATCGACGGGAAGCAGAACTCGCCGCTGCGAAGGCTGCACTCGATAAAAGCGCCGAGCTAAACGATTGGTACGAAAAACGATGCCAGTGGTATTCCGGCGAACTCGCCGCTGCGAAGGCCAAATGTGAGAACCTCAAGTTCCAGGCAGAAGGTTGGACGCAAGAAGCTAGAACGCAAAAAGCCACAGTCCATGAAATCTATCAGCTCGTCAGTGGCGCTACTGGAGAACATGGTGACTGGCATGGTGCCGAACCGGTCCGCGCTTACATCGCCGCTGCGAAGGCGGATGCGGAGCGGATGCGCGAAAGAATCCGGGGCATTGAAGATGCCGCGGTTAGATACGAGGCCGACCCGGTGGACGTTTACGACAAGCCGTCCGCTTGGAACAAGCTCGGTGTGCTGTTGGCGCAGGCGCTTCCTGCCATCGACCGCACGACGGAGGGTGAGGGATGAGCGAACACTCGACGATCATTGGAGGCAGTAAGGCTGCACAGCGCATCAACTGCCCGGCGAGCTACAAGCTCGAAGAGAAGATGCCGAAGCAAGTCGGATCGGACTACGCGCGCGAAGGCTCGATGCTGCACGCGGCAATGGAACTGATTCTGGCGAGTGAACTGAGGGGCAAGGATCTCGATCAACTGGTCGGTCAAGATCTCGGCTTCGGTGACGATCTGATCGTCACGATCGATCACGTGCGCAATAAGCTCGCGCCGGCGACAGACGCGTTCTGGGAGTTGGTCGGCGAACACCGGATCGAAGATTGGTTCGTCGAAGCGAAAGTGTCGCTCGGCGCGGTGATTCCCGGCGCGTTCGGCACGTGCGATGTGCTCGCGAAAGACTCGCGCAAGCGGCTGTGGGTGATCGATTGGAAGTTCGGCGACGGCGTCGCGGTCGATGTCGAAGGCAACTACCAACTCGGCTTCTATGCCGGCTGCGCGCTGTACGAAAACGAAGACGAAGAGATCAACGCATTCACCGCCGACGTCACGGGTGTGGTGTGCTGCATCGTGCAGCCGCGCGCCGGATCGAACAGGACATACGACACGTGGGAGACGACGATCGATTGGGTCGAGGATCTGGTCGACTTGGCCGTCAAAGCCGTGGAACAAGCGCAGGCGCCGGAACCGCCGATCAAAGCGGGACCGCACTGTCGTTGGTGCTCCGCGCGGCCGATCTGTCCCGCGCACACCGCGCTTGCGACCGATGCCCTGACCCACACGCCCGGAAGTGCCACCACTGTCGAGCTTTCTGTCCTGCTCGAGAAAGCCGAACTGCTCAAGCGTTGGGTCAACGACGTCTATGCGCTCGCGCAGTGCGAACTCGAGAACGGTGCGACGATCCCCGGTTGGAAACTCGTACCGAAACAGCCGCGGCGGCAGTGGGTCGACGAACTGAACGCCGAGGCGCGGCTGCGCAAGAAATTCCGCAAGATCGACATCGTCAAGGAGACGTTGATCTCGCCGACGCAGGCGGAAAAATTGAACAAGAAATTCTATGACAAGTGGCTCACGCCCCTCGTAGAATCGAAGAGTTCGGGTCTGACGATCGCGCCAGACTCAGACAAACGCGAAGCGGTGGTAAACCCCTTCGCGTTGCTCGCAAACGCGTTGCAAGACGCAAACATCAAGGCAAACGGAGAAACCAAGTGAGTCAGGAAATAGCTACGTTCGGTTCGCACCTACCGGCCAACCCGGCCGAGCTGATGAAGGGGCTGCAGAACATGGGCGGCAACATCGCATCCGGTATCGGCGGCGGTCTGCCCATCCTGCGGTTGATCAAGTCCGGCGAGTTCGTCTTCGGTCCGGAGAATCTGGCCGTGGAGGAAGGCAGCGAATGGGCCGTCAATTTGCACACACTGCAGCACGGCTACGCGTGCTGGGTGGACAGCGAATTGCTCGGCGAACAGTTGGTGCCGTTCAATCTGCCGGCGCCCGACCGCAACGCGCTGCCGGACTACGGCGGCGAATGGAAGCAGGAAGCATCGGTCGAGTTGAAATGTCTGAACGGCGAAGACGAAGGCGTCACCGTGCTCTACAAATCGACTGCGCTCGGCTTCCGATCAGCGATCAAGAAATTGATCGTCGAGATCATGCAGCAAGTGCAAACCGATCCGGCGCACCCGTATCCGGTGATCGATCTCGGCGTCGATTCCTACCAGCACAAGAAACACGGGTTGACCTTCACGCCCGTGCTCTCGGTGCTGCGTTGGATCGACGCGCAAGGAAACAGTGTCGGTGCCCCCGCACCGGCGCTGGCAGCCGCACAACCGGCTCCGGTTGCAGCCACGCCGGCTGCGGCTGCAACACCCCCGCCTGCACAGGCCGACGCCACCGCCTCCCCAGCCGCCGCGTCGCCCGAAGCTGCCGCGGGTGCTCGGCGACGTCGTCGTGCGACGGCGTAACCGAGAAGGAAAGGGGGCGCATTGCGCCCCCGATCTTTCGTCGTGAAAAAGCCCCACAAGACAGCGGGACACCGTAAACCGCGTAGCAAGCGCCGCGAACCAAGGGCGCTGAAGACGGTAGACGGAAATTTGTCCGGCGTCATGTACCGACTCAATCGGGCGTTAAAGAAAAGCACGCCATCGTGACGCTCGTGTTTCTCGATAGCGAAACGCGCTCGCTCGCCGATCTGAAAGCGGTCGGTGCGTACAAGTACGCGCGCGACCCATCGACGGACGTGTTGGTGTGGACGTGGGCATTCGACAACGAACCGGCGCACGTGTGGTCGCCGTGGTGGTGTTGGGGTAGCGACGATCAAGCGCCCGCCGCACTGCTCGATCTGTTCGATCACGTCGCCGACGGCGGCTACCTGATCGCGTGGAACGCATTTTTCGATCGGCACATCTGGAATGAAGTGATGACGCGGCGCGACTACCAATGGCCGCGCACGCGTCCGGAACAATGGCTGTGCGCGCAGGCGCAAGCCGAAGCGAACAACTTGCCGGGCAAGCTCGAGAAAGCGTGCGAAGCGTTGGGACTGCCGGCGAAGGATCGCGCCGGCAAAGGGCTGATTGCGGAACTGTCGCACGGCACGCGTGAGGATTGGAACCCGGCGAATCACGCCAAGCTCGGCCGCTTTCGCGCGTACGGCGCGAAGGACACCGAAGTCATGCGCAACGTGTGGAACTCAACGCGCCCGCTGACGCTCGATGAATGGGCCGAGTATCACGCCTCGGAACGCATCAACGATCGCGGCGTCGCCGTCGATCACGATTTCGCGCGCGCCGCGATGCGCTACGCCAACGCCGAGAATGCCGATCTCAACCGGCAACTATTCGAGTTGACCGGCATCGAAAATCTCACCGTCACCAACCACGTGCTGAAAGCGAAGTGGCTGCGCGATCAGTTGTGGCCGTCACCGGAACTACAGGCGCTCGTCATCCGACCGCCGCGCGAGAAAAATGGCGTTGAGACTGCCCGTCAAAGTGCTGATCGAAGCACCCGCGAAGCGGTAGCGACCGCACTGGCAAATCCAGACTTCGCTCAACTGTTTGACGACGTGCACTTGTCGCGCATCGTCACATTTCTGGGGATCTTGGAAGCGGGAAACAGCGCTGCTGTTCGCAAGTTCACGGCTATAGCCAATCAGGTGTGCAGTGATGGGCGTGTGCATGGTTCGTATTCCTTCAACGGCGCGGGACAGACGGGACGATTTTGTGTCGATGCTGCAACTCTAATCGAAACCGCGCGCGGACCGATACGTATTGATCAGATAGCCGTCGGCGATTTCGTGCTGACACATTGTGGCCGATACAGGCCGGTTGTGTCAAAATGTACCAAAGGCGTCGAAGCGATGTATCGCATCGAATTCGCCCACGGTGGTCACGTGACGTGTACCGCCGGCCACCGAATTTGGCACGACGGGGAATGGCGGCATGTCAGCGAACTCGAATCTTTTGCGCGACAAAACGTTTCGGCGTCAGGTAGTCGATCGATACCTGAAGCAATTCGAGACGATCGACCAAATTGCGCAGCACTGGCAAACGAGCTACGAAACGATTCGCCGCATCATCGCGGAGGATGTCGACGAAGCAACGCGCAAGAAACGTCGTGGAGCGAATCACTCGCGCTCGAAACTCGGTACACGCAATCCGATGTTTGGTTTGCGGAAAGCGGGTGGTCCAATTCGTCGCGCAAAATATCTGGCGTCGTGGGATCACGAAACGCAGCAGTACGTGTACGAGCATCGCCGCGTATTGATGAAAGAACTCAGACTGAAACGTTGGCCGGTTGGTTGGGAGATTCACCACATCAACGACGATCCAACCGACAATCGCCCCGACAACTTCGCGTTGGTGACGAAGCGCGGGCATCAATTGTTGCACGCCCAGAAATTACGTGGGTTGTCTCTGTGGGAGAAAGAACAGTTTGGGACATCTGTGTTAGCGGAGATCACAGCTACGTTTCAGAAGGCGTAGCGCACCACAACTCTAGTCGCGGGGTCCAGATCCACAACCTAATTCGCGCGCCGCTCGATGCGGACGATCCCGATCGCGCGATGGATGCGATCGAAGACATTCTCGCCGGCGCCTCGGCTGAGTCGTTGGAAGACGTCTACGAACTGCCGATGTCACGGCTGTTGGCTCGACTGATCCGACCCACCTTCATCGCGCCCGAAGGTAAGGTGCTCGTGTGGGGCGATTGGGATCAGATCGAAGCGCGCGTGTTGCCGTGGCTCGCCGACTCGCCTGGCGCCGAGGCAAAGCTCGAGCTATTCCGCACCGGTGCGCCGGTGTACAAGATCATGGCCGCCGGCATTTTGGGCAAAGCCGTTGAGGAGATCACCGCACATGAACGACAAGCGTACGGAAAAGTACCCGAACTTGCGCTTGGTTTCGGGGGAAGCGTCGGCGCGTTTGCGGCGATGGGACGGAATTACGGCGTCGCTCTCCCCGAAGAACAAGTGCGAGCTATCGTCGACGGATGGCGGCGCGTCAACAGTTGGGCTCGTGACTTCTGGGATGCTCTATGGGGAGCATTCGTCGGCGCCTGGCAACACCCCGGCGAATGGTTCCGAGCCGGACGCGTGCGCTATCTGTTCCACCCGGCATTGATGCGCGGCACGATGATCTGCGCGTTGCCGTGCGGCCGTTGGATCGTCTACCCGCAACTGAAACGAGAACGCTATGAGACTGAAGACGGCATCACGCGAATCCGCACTACGTTTGTCAAAGGATTTAGCGCGGGCATCGCTCGCGTGGAACTCTGGTACGGCACCCTCTGCATAGCGCGTGGCACCGAGGTTTTAACCTCGCGCGGCTGGATTCCCATCGAAAGCGTTGCCGCCGCAGATCGTGTTTGGGACGGTGAAAACTGGGTTGTGCATTCAGGAGTGGTACGGAACGGTAAGAGAGGTACTATTGACGTGTACGGTGTCTTGATGACTCCAGATCACCTGGTACTCACACATGAAGGTTGGAACACAGCAAGCGAAGCACAACGCCGAGGACTTAAGCGGCAAAACGTTCGGCTACCTGACGGCGTTAACGCCACTCCGGCGTCCGCCGCGACGCGGTTTGTTTTGGGTTTGTCGCTGCGTGTGCGGGAAATCTCATACCGTGGCGGCCGGCGATTTAAAACGGCGTTCCGATCATTCTTGCGGTTGCAAGGTGCGCATTCAGTTAGCGGCGGCACGTCGTACCCACGGACTGACGCAGCACCCGTTGTACTGGGTGTGGCGCTCCATGAAAGCTCGATGCACGAACCCACGACATCGAGCGTGGAAGAATTACGGCGGTCGCGGGATTTCGGTTTGTCGCCGATGGTTGCGTTTCGAGAATTTTTGGCGCGACATGCATCCCACCTACGTAAAAGGACTCACCCTCGATCGTCGGAACAACAACGGCAACTACACACCGAAGAACTGCCGCTGGGCGACTCGTATCGAACAGGCGAACAACAGACGGCGGAAGTCTACGACATCCTGAATTGTGGCCCGCTACACCAATTTGTTGTTCGAGGACGTGATGGACAACCGCTCATCGTCCACAACTGCGAAAACGTCACACAGGCCACCTCCGCATCGTTTTTGCGCCGGGCTCTCTCACAACTTTCAGATTCCTGCATTCTTCACGTACACGACGAGATAGTTCTTGAGGTTGCTGAAGCGGACGAATACCTTTGGCGAGAACGGCTAAAAGAAAACATGCTTTTCTTGCCTGAATGGGCTGCCGGATTGCCCTTATCCGCGACTATCGATGCAGGACCATACTATACAAAATGACGCCTCAGCAGCTTCGGACCATTGTCACCTACGATCCGATCACAGGCTTTTTCTGGTGGAATGATACGAAAGCCGGACGTCGTCGCGAGCTTGCAGGCGGTCGCGTGCAGTCGGGTGGCCGTTCAAGCAAAAGCTGGTACATCGGCATCACGATCGATTACCGCCGCTATCTCGCACACCGTCTCGCTTTCTTCTACATGCTCGATCGTTGGCCCTTGCGCGTGGATCACATAGACCACGACGGATTGAACAACGCATGGCAGAACCTACGTGAAGTTGCCGAGCACACCAACAATCTCAACAAGCGACTCGATGCGCGCAACACATCTGGTGTTGCCGGTGTGACGAAGAACCACGGTGCGTGGTCGGCCATGATCGGCTACCGCGGTAAGCGCTACTATCTCGGACGGTTCAAGGAGTTCGACGCGGCAGTTGCCGCACGCAAAAAGGCCGAGCGCGAGTTCGGTTTTCACCCCAACCACGGAGTTTGACATGGCGAAGAAAGGCGGAAAGATCGGCACCATCAAGAAGGCGAACCGCGGTACATTCACCAAGGCGGCGAAGAAAGCCGGCATGGGTGTGCAAGCGTTCGCGGCGAAGGAACTGGCACCCGGCAGCAAGGCGTCGCCGAAGATGAAGAAGAAAGCGAACTTCGCGCGCAACGCGGCGAAGTGGAACCACTGACATGGATAACCAACATCGTCAGATCAAGGGCTACCGCGAACTGTCGCAAGAGGAGATCGATCGGATGAACCGGATCAAAGAGCAGGGTGTTGCGCTCGGTGATTTGGTCGCATCAATGCCGGCGGATGCTGACCCGCGTTGGGTGGCAATCGGCCGCACCCACTTGCAAGAAGGGTTGATGGCGCTCACCCGCGCCATTGCCAAACCGACCTTTTTCTAACCCGGAGACGGAGGCAAGAATGAGTGAAGCAAACGACACGCTGGCAGCGTCGGCTGAGGCTGCCAGCGTGGCCGCTGCGGCGGCAACGTCGGCTGAGGCTGCCAGCGCGGCCGCTGCGGCGGCAACGCCGCTGACCCCGAAGGATCAGTTAGGCGCGGAATTGGCGCGCGTGCAGACGATCCTGGAAGCGTACGACAACGAACGCGCACAGGTGATGCGCGACCAAGTCGCGGCGGATCTGGCGAATGCGCGCGTCGCGTTCGACGATTCGAGCGAAGAGGGCCACACGCGCTGGGCGCAAATTCTTTCCGGTATTCGCCTCTGAAACATGGCGGTTTACACCGTCAAGTGGACAACGCGGCGCGGGCAAGTTCGGTTGATCCGGTTGTATCGCTCGTGGAACAACCTGCGTGCCCGCGTTGCCGGTAAAGCCGCCGGCAATCGCACCGCAACACCTTGGGCCGGGCTACCGATCGGTTTCGAGGGGTGGCTGCACTTCCGCGAGTGGTCGCTGTCGACGGGTTACTGTCGAGCGCGCAATTCGCTCGATCGGATCGACCCGCTCGACGGCTACCACCCGACGAACTGTCAGTGGCTCAGCGTCGCGGACAACACCCGCAAACAAAACGAAGACATGGCGCGCCGGCGGCGCATGGATGTGCTCATGCCGGTTGACGACTGGGACGGCGAACTGTCGTACGTGTCCGGCCGCGCGCCACGGGAAGGAGTGCCTTTTTGAGCAAGAAATCGGAATACCCGTCGTACAAGATCCCGCCGCGCGTCGATAGCGCCGAGATCGCTCGACACATCGAAGCGTTCGTCGCACGCGGCGGTTGCATTCAACAGATCCCCGACGGCGTGTCAGCGGTGGTGATCAAGCCGCTGTCACGCGAACGGCAGCACGTACCGGAGAACTTGTAACAGGTCGAGAAAAGAACGCCCGCGGCAGCGGGCGTTTGAGGACGCATCACCTTCAAAAATAGAGAGGCTTCGCTATGTCAGGGGGAACTGACGGCAAGAATGATATCACGTCGAGTCACGATCGAAACAGTCTACGCCGCACGCTGCTCGCCAACGGCTTCGAACCGCTGCCATTGGACGGCAAGGCGTGCTTCATCCCCGGATGGTCGCACGTCGAGATCACCTCGGACTGGCTCGACGGCTTTCGCCGCAACGGCCGCTACGCCAACACAGGGATCCGCTGCGGCAACGTCGTGGCGATCGACGTCGATTGCGACGATCCGGACTTGGCGGATCTGGTCGAAGAGTGCGTCGAAGAATCTTTGGGTGAAACGGCGTGGTGCCGTTGGGGGCGCGGTTCTCGGCGACTGTTGGTGTACTGGACAGACGAGCCGGGCCGCAAACTGCGTACAGGACGCTACGGCGGCCAGCAAGTCGAAGTGTTGGGGCTTGGGTGTCAGTTCGCCGCGTTCGGCATTCACCCCACCACGGGCGAGCCGTACCGGTGGGATTCGATCTCACCATTGGATGGATCCGTCGACGAGCTTCCTGGCGTCAAGCGCGCGCAAGTCGAAGTGCTAATTGAACGGCTCGAGCCGCTGTTGGCTGCGACCGGCCGCCCGCTCGAATCTCCCGGCGGCCAAATTTGGGAAACACCTCAGCACGATTACGTGCTGACGGACGACATGGTCTTCGATTGCCTGGACCACGGCATGCTGACGGTGGCCGAATTGCGCGAAGCCGGCGCCGATGGCTGGCCGTGCAATCTGACCGCGATTCGGCCGACATCGGACTCTCAGGGCGGCATGGTTCGCCGCGGCGGCGATGGTTCTGTCGTGATCGTCGATTTCGTCACTGGCGTCACGTATAGGGAGCGTTTGGATCTTCAGGTGGACGATGACGCAGGGGCTGCCCTCAACGCAGCGCTGGCGGCCGCGCGTTTGGTTCCTGGTGGCATCTTCGAGCCGCCCGCTAGGACGACACTCCAGGAACTCACAGAGGATTACTGCTACGTGATGTCGGACGGCACGGTGCGGCGGTTCGCCGCGCCAACGGTGGGCGTGAAGCTGGCTTCGTTCTCCCAGGGAAAGCGCGCGTGGGTCATCGACGGCGCGTCGCGCAAGCTACTCGTCAACTATTGGCTCGAGAACGGTGCCGTGGTGTGCGAGCGCGCTGAATTCGTTCCGACGTCATCAGAGCGCGTTTTGGTGCTCGATGGCGTCAGAGTTCTCAACACCTACGTCGCGCCGGCGCACCCCCAGGAAGGCGGCACGACGGGACTGTTCTGGGACTTCATGGACGGATTGATCCCCGATCCCGTCGAGCGCGCGCTATTGGTGGATTGGATCGCCACGAAAGTGCAGCGGCCGTGGCTGCGGATGCACGGCATGGTCGTGGCATCGGAACTGACTGGCACAGGCCGCGGAACTTTGGTCGAGATCATGTCGCGGCTGATCGGACCGGCCTACTGCAAAGCGATGAAACTGGGGCACGTGTTTGGCTCGACGTATCAGTCGCAGTATTCGGATTGGCTCGACGGCACGCTCATGACCACGATTGCCGAGGCGTCCGATTCATCGCACGCGCACGCAAACGACTGGCACGCGCGGAAAAGGGCATACGAAGCGATCAAGGAAACGGTCGAGACGCAAGCGTCGCGCCAATTCGTCGTCAGGAAAGGGGTCGCTTCAGGATCGATTACGGTGTACGCGTCATTGTTCATCGCCACCAACAACGCCGACGCGCTGGCGATCGATTCAGGCGATCGGCGGCTGATCGTGCTGACGGGGGGTCGCGTCAGGGCAGCGGAATTCTATCGGCGGCTGCATGCGTGGCTAGGGGTCGCGGAAAACATCGGCGCGCTTTGGCGCGAACTGCGCGATCGGCAGTGTACCTACGATCCGTTCGCGCCGGCGCCGATGACTGGGGGGAAGGCGCGAATGGTCGCCGCATCCCAGTCCGAATTGGATCAACTCTGGGTGTTGTTCTGTGCCGAAGCGCCGGGTGACTTGTTCACGGCGCAACAGTGGTTTGCGTATATAGGACACATGCAGCACGACGCAGGATACGTGTTGCAGGAAAACTGGCGCGGTGCCGCAACAGCGCTTTTGTCGGCGAAAGCGCACCGATTGAGCGACGATCCTAGCTGGCAGATTCGCTTTCCAGGGACGTCGATACGGGTGCGCCCGTGGTGTTTGAGAAATGTCGATAAATGGCGGAATTTCTGTCACACCGGCGAAAATTCGGTGTGTGTGACAGAACTGCTCAAGAACGGCGACCCGACGCAGAAGGTCGCGAAACTGACCGGACCGCCTTGGACAGTCACACCGACCCCCTAAAAAGTCACTGACGATTCGGCGCGGGTGTGACCGGTTCAAACCCGCATCGGCATTGGCTTAGAGTAGAGTCAGTCACACTGTCACACCCAAAGTAAGGGTATCTCTAGAAGCTATTTAAGAATTGTTCTTATCTGTACAAATACAGGGGGCTAAGGGGACCGGTGTGACTTGTGACCAAAAAACAAGGCGCCGGCGATATCAGAAAACCCCGCCGGCGCCTATCAAGGAGACTCGTCTAGGTGGGTTGGTTACCTTCGTCGCGCTCGTCGGCGCGCGCCGAACGCGATGCGCCTATGGTCCAGCCCGCGAGCCAGTTGGTGAGTTGGATGGCGCGCAGCGACTTGGCGACTTCGCTACGCAGTGACGCGGGCACACTTTCGAGAATGCGGCGTGCTGCTTCGTCTTCGGTCAAGGGTTTTTGGGTCATCCGTGATTTCCGGTATCGCTGCGAAAGTGCAGCGGGAAACGGGTGCCGCAGGCGCGCCCGTTCGGCCGCTACACTCTCACGCTGCGAGAGCCAGGATCTTGCCCGCTTTGCGCTCGAGTTCGACCCGTTCGTTCTGGTACCCAATCCCGCGGGCGTATGCCGTGACGCCCGTGGCGACATCCCACAGCGTTTCCATCGGGCGCCCTTCGTCGGCCGCATGCGCGGCGCGCGCGCGCCTGCGATCTCTGCCTTGGTGAAGCGTTGCGCGAGGAACGTGTCTAGGTTGTCGATGCGCGCGTGCTGTGCATGCGTGACGGCCGCCGTGATGCCGGACGCCGATGATTGCGCGTAGGCTTCGATCGCCGGTGCGACTTCGTGGATCCAACGCTCGGGCGCCGACGCGGTGTGACGGACGCGGAATTCCTGAACGCCTTCGGCGCCCCAGATGATCCGATTGCGGCACACGTAGTCGAATAGCATCGTCGTCACGCCGAACGTTGCCGACCCTACTTGCGAATTCCACACGATGAAGCCTCGCGCGAGTGATCCCGGTTGCCCGTCGCGCCGGTTCGGCATGTCGATGCGGTTCCGTTCGTCGCAGAGGAAAACGAACATGTCACGATCCGACGCGTACAGCGTGGTGTTTGCCTTCGTCACGTCGACGTGTTGACCGAACTCGCCCGGCACGCGGAAATCGCCCGTAATGCCGTCGCCGAATCGTTGAATCAACGCGTCGACAATCGTTGAATTCCAGATACGCCCGTAGCGCGTCAGCAACACCCCTACGTCCGAAATGTCACGCTGTGACAGTCCGTAGTTAATGCAATCGGCCGCCAAAGGTGCGGGAAGGTCGCGCAAGTACCCTGCCGGCGCGCCCGAACGTTGCGCGAGTTGACCGAATGCCCAGTGCGACACGTCGACGTCGCCGCCGTTCGGACCTTGCAGCAACAGTCCGCGATTGTCGACGTCCGGAACGGCGCGCAGTTTGTTCGAGGGCACGACACGAGCGACCGAGTTCTGTCGGTACGCGCGCATCGCCGCTTGCATGTCGAGCAACGACACAAAGCGCTGATCGTCCGGACGCGTCATCCATTGGTGCGAGACTTGATTGAGAGTAGCCATGTCGAACGTTCTCCTTGATTGGTGCGGATTGCACCGGCAAGCCCCGAACGCGTCGGGGCTTGGCGCTGCGATCAATCGACCACAAACACGTTTTCGGGGTGAACGTGTACCGTCCGGCCGCTTTTGTCGAGCATGACGCGCAACGGCGCGACAAGGTCGATATTCACGCGGCCGCGATCGTGCGACGCGTACATTCGTTTGCGCCCGTATCCGACGACGGTGCCGTAGCGGTCTCCTTGCTTCCATTCCGACGTAGCGGCATGCATTTTGATGCGCGTTCCGATTGCTAGGCGCGTCATAGTTGCTTCGTCGAGTTCGCGCGCGGTCTCGAGTAGGACGGTGCACGCTTTGTCTCGTGAACCGTCGCGCAGCATGTTGGCGGCCGCTTGGAATGCGATTGCTTGCGCGCCAAACGAGCGCCGGCGCGCGCCGATCGATTGCAAGTCGAGGTATTCCGACATCACGCAATCGAATTGCGCGGGGTCGCGACAAATAGACGGGTCGCGCTCGCGAATCGCCGTCGCGCAGTAGCGAAGTTCGTCGTTGGTGTCTTGGTACGTCATCACGTTACACCCCCAGCGCGCGAACGATTGCGCGAGCGATGGGCAGTGCGGTCAGCGTGCAGAGTGCGAGGATCGCGAGTGTCATTGTCGTTTACTCCGCAATCTGCCGGTGATAGTGAAGCGCGACTTGGCAGGCCGCGAGATCGGCTTGGAAGCGCGCATTGAGCAGACTCCATTGCGCGCGTTCGGCATCGGTTTCCGCCGAGGGTAGTGCGACGAACGCGTCGCATGAGGCGACTTGCTGTTCGTTGGTTCGAAGGAGATGGGCGAGTAGTGCTTGCTGGTAGGTCATGGTCGTTGCTCCTTGATCCGTTCGACGACGTGTCGAAACGTTCGCCAAGTATGCAGGCAGACGACACGACGTCAAGTACCGTTCGTCGGCGAGCCGCATGAATTCTGTGCTTTGTCGATATCAACTAATATCGACGTCGTTCATGTTCCGGCCGACCGACGAACGATATCCATCTACCCCTCAAACCGTTGACCCCGCTTCGCTGTCGGCGATGTCACCCGTCGGCACGCGCCGGCGATAGGTCGTGCCTATCGCGTTCGGCGATGTCGATCGACGTCGTCTATCGATCGCGCTCGTTCGTCGTCTGTGACTCCGCTACCAGCGCGGATCGGCGACCGCCAGCCCGTCCGGCAGACGGCGACCCCATGAACACGCCTGACCGGTGACCACCCCACGACGCATCGGCGCCGCCCGGCCATCACTTCGATCTCGCTACTTTTCAAAATCCGGCGGGTGCCGGGCACTTCGTTCTCGCTGTTTTCTGCGCTGGGCCGGAAATGTGTGGCGTAACCGAAAAATTTTTGCCAAGATTTTTTGAAAATCTGACGGGTGAGTTATGGCGCGCGCGATCGACGAGCAGATTGGCGGCAAGCACTACAAGAATCTGCCGATCCAACCGATCGAGTACATCTTCAAGAATCGTCTCGGCTTCGCCGAAGGCAACGTCGTGAAGTACGTCACCCGCTACAGTCAGAAGGGCGGTGTCGACGATCTGAGGAAGGCGCGGCACTACTTGGATTTGTTGATCGAGCACATCGAGGGGGAGACATGCGAACCGCCGCTACTGACCGACGTTTCGGCGAAAGACGTCGAACTGCGAACATTGGACATTCCAGATTTCTTGCTGCGGACCGACGCAAAGCGGCCAAAGTCTTGATGTCGCCGCAATTCGAGCGCGCGCTCATCATCGCGGGCGTGCTCGGCTTGCTGCTCTACGGCGCGTCCGATCTGGCCAACTGGCTTGCACGCTGAGCGCCTTTGGTGTTTCCTGTGCGGGCGTGAAGGTCACCAATCGAAGGATTGCCCGATGGCGAAGAAATCTCAGGGTAGAATGGCCATGCCGCAGCCGTGGCTCGCCACGCAAGGCGTGTCGAAGGTGCGCGCCAAGGCACCCGGCGTGAACGAATTCACCGGCACCGATCGGGCAACGCGCGCGCCGATGCACAAAGGCTGTTGACCGGTGAGCGAATCACCGCCGGTCGAACAGCCGCCGCTCGAGCAGCCCACCCCGCCCGTCGATGTGATCCCATGGTATCAGTCGACGGTCATTTGGACGCAACTGGTCGGCTCGTTTGCCGGCGTGCTGACGATCTTCGGTGTGCACGTCCTCGATGATCCGGCGAAGCAGTTGGCCATCGTCGGTCTGATCGTGACCGTCGCGACGATCTACTTTCGCCTCAGATCCACCGAAACGATCCGGGTGAAGAAATGAAGCGCACAGCGTTCCTCGCGATCTTCGCGCTCGCCGGCTGCCAGTCGACCGACTTCGCCACGCTCTTGAAGGACGTGAAGGCGAATTGCCATACCACGATCGACGCGCAACTGAGCGCGACGATGACGGGCCTCGGCGGCGCTGGCCATTTCCAACAGGAATGCTGGCCGGAAGGCACGGCACCGATGACCACGAATCATCCGGCCGCGCCGAGCACGCCGTAATGCCGTTCAAGAAAACCGGCGCCAACAGCTACGTCTCGCCGAGCGGGCGCAAGTTCACGAAGAAACAGGTGGTCGCGTACTACGCGACGGATGGATTCAAGCAACCGGTGCGAAAAACGAAATCGCGCAAAAAGCGCTGACGGATGAGGAAAGGCGCGCGTTCCACGTGGAACTCGACGCGATCAAACAACATCACGACGGGATCAACGAGGTAAAGACATGCGACGTTCCCTATTCATTCTGGCCGTACTCTTGGGCCTCGAACCAACTTTGGCGTTCGCTGACTGCACGACGGGAACGTGTGTCGCGGCTTGGACGCTACCGACGAAGAACACGGACGGCAGTACCATTGCCGCCAGTGGAACGGCCGCACTCAAGGAAACGCGGCTCTATGTCGATGGCGTGATGGTGCAAGCGGTCGCGGTGCCGGCGACGACATTCACGTTTGCGCAAGGTCAAATCCTCGGTGGCTCGCACTCCCTGCAAATGACAGTCGCAACCAACGGAGGCGCTGAGTCGGCGAAAACGACGGCACTCCCTTTTGCGATTCCGCTGATTCCGCAAACGCCAACGGGTGTGTCCATCCAATAAGGATTCACGGCACGTTCGATCTCACCATCGAGCGGTGACATGGCGGCGATTAGAAAAGTGATCGTGTCGCCGCCGTCGTATTCGACGACGTTTACGGGCACCGAGAATCCATTGTCGGAGAGCGGCGTGTGGCGCACGGGCCTCGCGACGGGGCTCGATTGGACGGACCCACAGAAAAGCGGTGGTGTGGCTTACGCCACCATGACGGCGTTCGATGGCACGAACTACATTGATTCGATCGGCTGTCTGTCCGGTTTTTGGGCGAACCACCAAGTTCAAGCGACGGCATCGGTCAGCGGCAGCATTTCAGGACTCGAAGTCGAACTGTTGCTGCGCTACGACATTTCGGCGCACAACGCGCGGGGATATGAGGTCGACATCACGGCGAACGGTGGCTTGCTGCACATCGTTCGGTGGAACGGCGCGAAGAATAGTTACACCGTCATCGCCGATTCATCTACGACGCACGCCGATGGCGACGTGTGGGTTGCCACGATCAACGGTTCCGTCATCACCGTCACGCAAAATGGAACGCCGATCAATTGGACGATCAGCGGCGGCGGCTCGGGCACGTCGGTTGATTTGCAAGCATGGGCTGTTGCCAACGGCGGTTCGTACTTTTCATCGGGTAATCCAGGCATCGGCTTTTGGAATGAGACGGGATCGCTCAACGCGAATTTTTCATGGACTGATTTCACGGCGACGTCGTTTTAGATGGCAACGAAAGTTCAATCCGCCACACCCGGCACCGCGACCGGCGGCGCGACGCTGTCGGCGACGATCAGCGGCGTCACGGGCGGCAACACGCTCGTCATCACGATCTGTTACCTCGATTCGAACCGAAATACCACGGTTGTTCCGACGACGCCGACCGATTCGAATGGCACCCTAAGCGTCGCGATCGCTCCGACCTGCGCGTCGGCCGGCGTCAGTTTTTCATGCGTCGGCGCAGCGATCTATTATGTGCCGAATGCGAATGCTGGCTCGCATACGATCACGTTCACGCCGGCGAGCGGTGCCGTCTACGGGCACATGACGATCGACGAATGGTCCGGTCTCGGATCATTCGACAAGTCGTCGAGTTCGACCAACAACAGCGCCGCGTCGTCGACGTCGGGATCGTCGGGAACTACCCCGACCCTGACGAACGCGAACGAAATCGTTTTCGTCGCCACCGCGTTGGCGAGCAATACCGGCCTCGCGAACGCCGGAATCAGCGACCCGCCGACCGGCTACGCCTCGCTATATGCCGATCAGGATACGGCGGTCAATGTCGGAACCGAGATCGCTTGGAAATCGGTATCGTCCACTGCAGCGGTTTCGGCGACATGGTCGTGGACTGCCGACTCATCGCAGTTCACGTCGCAGGGCGTCATCGCAACGTTCGTCGACAATTCACCGGGGGGCAGCCTCCCACTCATGGGCCAACAGTGGTACTGACATGCCGAAGCAAAACCAAGGGTATTTAGTTCTCGATCACAGCTATTCACCGGGCTTGCCAGATGCGCAGGCGCGACGCGCGGGCGTCGATGCAGGCGAAGGATTCTTCGAAGCCGATACGTTCACGTGCGGTCATTGCTCGGCCGTCGTGGTGAAGCATCCGTTGCGCGTGCGCGAGCGCGAGACGTGTTGGAAGTGCGATCGGTGGTTGTGCGACCTGTGCGCGACGGTGCGCAAGCTGCACGAGCCGGGCGTGTGTCGGAACATGGACGCGCTGGTTGACCGATTGCAGTCGCTTGACCCGTCCGATACTGTAAACGCGGCACGGTTGCTCGCGGACCACCAACATTTCATGACATTGAGGGGCACCTATGGCTAAGCGGATCGCGTTCACCCCGACGACATCGGGTATCGCGGCAACGGCCGACACCACCAACTTGGTGGACTCGACCTATCTCGCACTGTTGCGCGGCGCATCCACCACGCAAGTGACGCGAGTGTGGGAAGTCGTCGTCAGCGGTCAAGTATCGGCTGCGAGCTCGCCGATGGAACTGCCGTTGTCGTACGACTCGACGGTGAGTTCGGGTACGGCAGGCGGTGTCACCGACAACGCAGTCGATCCGGCCACGGCCGCACTCGGTGCACCGGTGGTCACGGGCAACACGTTCGCGACGACCAAACCGCAACGATCGGCCACGGGCAAACTGCTCGATTGCTCGATCAACGGCTACGGCGGCAAGTTCAAGTGGACGGCGTACGACATGTCGTTCTGCCCGACGATGCTCGGCAACGCTGCATCGACCGGCGAACTGTCGCTGTCGTGCCGCGCGGGCACGGTGGGCGCGCTGTCCAGCCACATCATCTACGAAACGCAGTAAGAGGGTTTTTCGTAGACCGGAAGCCGCGACGTAACGTCGCGGCTTAGCGCCATAGCGGGTGCGTTAGATGGCGACAATTTCCCTTCTCGGCACCCAAACATTCAACACTACATCGGGCACGCACACCGTCGCGGCAACGCCGGCGGTGGGCGACCTGATCGTTCTCGTCGTCGCGAACAGCGGCTACACCGGGTCGGTTCTCCCGACCGATAACAACCCGGACGCGCACGGCACCTACTTCCTGATCAATTCGGCGCTGAAAAACTCGAGCGCCGATCTCCTGCAGTTCTACGTCCGCGAAGCGCGCATCGGCGTCGCGGCGTCGACTACATTCACCCACGCGCCCGGCACCACCACCGGCGGCGGCTTGGGCGTTTTCAAGGTCACGGGCATCACGCGCAGTGCGCTGCTCGCGATTCGCCAGTCCGCCGTGCAGGCGAACCAAGCTGCGAGCGGCACACCAACGCCGGTATTCGGTAGCGCCGCGCTGACCACCAACCCGGTTCTCGGCGCCGTGTTCAACGGCACCAGCCCGGCGACGATGACGCCGCGCTCGTCGCCGGCGTACACCGAAGCGTTCGACGTCGGCTATTCCACGCCGACGACGGGCCTCGAAACCATGTTCATCAGTTCCGGCGAAACCGGAACATCGATCGCATGGGGCGGCACGTCGGCGTCCGCGTTCGCGTCGGGCGTGGTCGAGATCGACAGCAGTGCGGTGCCGCTGTATCCGATCGTACAGCAAGATTTCCCGCAGCAGCGTCCGCGGCACTTCATCGAAGATTTCATCCCGCCGAACTTAGTGATCTACGTCGTCGCACCGTCGACGGTGGTCACGCGGGAGCCGTATCTCGGCGATCGGCGTCCGCGCAAACCGGTTCCCGATGAAGCGGTCGCACCGAACCTGATCATTCAATCGGCGGCCGCACCACCGCCGTCGATCCCCTTCCGGCCGACACCTGACGACAACCGCACGCCGCATCCGGTCAAGGATCTGTCGTCACTCGATGAACTGTCGTTCCTGAACGTCACGGCGTTGCCGCCGCCATTCCTCGCCAACAGCACAGAGGATATGCGTCGCGCGCGGCGTGCGATCGAAGAACCGATCAAAAACACGACACTTCTATTGCCGGTGAGTGGACCGACGGCGCCCCCGCCGAATCCGTTCGTCGATGACAGTCGGCGCCCGCGACCGAATCGCGATCGGGATTGGCTGAGCGAACTGCAGTTCGCGCCCGCGCCGGGCGTCGTGTCGCTCGACGACGCGCGACGGCGTTTGCGACCGCCGGATGATTGGACGGCGAATACGACGATCGGATTGCCGACGCAAGCCGCGGGCGCGCCGCCCTTCATACCGCAGAGTACGGATGACGCGCGCAGCCGCCGTGCGCGGTTCGACGACAACACGCCCAACACGACGCTCGGCTTGCCGCAGCCGGCCGGCGCGCCGCCGTTCATTCCGCAGAGCGATGACGATGCCCGCGGGCGTCCGCGCGCGGATGACTTCATCGGTCCGAACATGGTGGCGCGCGACAACGCGCAACCGCCCGTAGCGCCGACTGTGCCGCGGCAGTACGACCAATGGAAGCCGCCGCGGACGCAGGCCGAGGATCAACAGCAGCGCAACCTGCTTCTGTACAACCCGCCGGTGTTCATTCCGCCGCCGCAGCGCGCGGACGATTGGAGTGTGCTACGACCGCCGCGCGGAAACACGCGTTCGGAGTACCAAGAGCAGAACATTACCGGACTGCTCGATTTGCCGCCGCCACCGCCGGTGGTCGCAGCCGTCGGCGGGGGTGGTCGCCATCGCGTGCCGCGGCGGCAACTCAAGATGTATGCCGAGCCGCAAGCCGAGCCGGTTGCGCCGCAGCCCACAGTCACCGATGCTGAGCTTGCAATGATCCTCGCCGCTATTGCTGTAATCGAGGGGGACGAGATTGGATGACGATATACCGGCTCACTTTTTCAAGGTGCTGGAACTCTGTTCGCTGATTTTAGCCGTACTGGTACCCGGAACATGGTTCGGCTTCACCCTGACGTCAACGCTGCGTGAAACACGGGATGATGTGAGAGAAATTCGCGAAAAAGTCGACGAAATACACGCGCTGCCGGCACCGCACGAACGCATCGAGGATCATTCGGTGCTGCTCAAGGCGCTTTTGCGTAGCGTCGATGAACTGACGCACTACATTCGGTGGCTCGCGGAGACGCAAACCGGTCGAAAACCGCCCCCACCGCTGCCGTTGACGCGAACCGGGACCGATAATGACCACTGAACCGCGCGGAATCCGCAACAACAACCCCGGCAACGTGATGCACTCGGCGCGATTCACGTGGCACGGTGAAATCGAGCCGGATCCGGACGGTTATGCGCGGTTCGCGACGATGCCGGACGGAATTCGCGCCGCCGCGATCAATTTGCGCACGCATTTCTCGCGTGAAGGCGGTGACACGGTGCGGTCGCTGATCACGTCGTGGGCGCCGCCGCAGTACAACCCGACCGCCGCGTACATCGCGGCCGTCTCGAGCGCGCTCGGCGTAGAGCCGGACACGCCGCTCAGCTACGATCGCCCGAACGTCGAAAAATTGCTGCGCGCGATCTTCCATTTCGAGAACGGCGTGGCGATCGACGAAGCGATGCTCAAAGCCGGACTCGACGAGGTATTCAATAGTGCCGCTTCCTGAGAAACCGCCACCGATCATGCAGCGCGTCGCACGCGCTTCGGACTTCCCGACGAACTACCGGCGCGGCTTGGCGGAAAAGATCTGCGAAAAGTTGATGACGGGCGCCACGCTCAAGTCAATTTGCGGCGTCGGCGATCGGCGCTATCCGACCATGATGACGGTCGCCAAATGGCTCGCCCACAACGCCGAATTCCGCGAGCAATACTACTTCGCGCGGCGCGTTGCGGCGGAACTCCACATCGACGAGATTTTCGAGATCGCCGACGACACGTCGAAAGACTACGTCGAACGCGTCATCAACAAAAAGGACGGCACGAGCTACGTCGAAGTCGTCGTCGACAACGAAGCGATTCAACGTTCGCGTGTGCGGATCGACGCGCGCAAGTTCTACGCGGCGAAGATGGTGCCGAAGCTGTACGGCGACAAAGTCGTGCAGGAACACACCGCCAACGGCGATCTGGCGGAACTGTTGAGTCGCGCGATCAACCGTGACAGCGGATTGCCGAATCGGTGAGTAAGGACAACTTTTCGAAGCGTGACGCCCAAGCCAAGGCGACGAAGCAAGCGCAGGAATACGCCGAGCGACTAACCGATCCGTGGTGGCGCATTTGCAACTTGTATAAGGTGAAAGATAAGCAAGGCGTCGTGTTCACGCTCGCCGAGCGCTACGACTCGTCGTGGGCGCAGCGCGATCTGTACGAAAACATGTGGTATCTCAACTGCATTTTGAAAGCGCGGCAGTTGGGTTTGACGACGCTGATACAGCTTTTCATCCTCGATCGGTGTCTGTTCAACGACAACATCAACGCTGGTGTCATCGCGCACACGAAGGAAGATGCGGAATATTTCTTCAATGACAAGATCAAATTCGCCTACGACAACCTGCCCCAAGATCTCCGCGACTTACGATCAGCGACGTCCGACACCTCTCGGCACCTTCGCTTCGCCAACGGAAGTCAGATCCGTGTTGGCACTTCTATGCGATCTGGGACGTATCAATACTTACACGTCTCTGAATTCGGAAAGATGTGCGCGAAGTACCCCGAAAAAGCGCAAGAAGTCATCACCGGATCGCTGAACACCGTCGCGGCCGGACAATTCGTGTTCATTGAGTCGACAGCCGAAGGGCCGTTCGGTGAGTTCTACGATATGTGCGAACGCGCGCGCACGCTCGCGCAGCGCATCGAACAGAATCCCGATGTCATGCTGACGAAGATGGATTACAAGTTCTTCTTCTATCCGTGGTGGAAGCACCCGCACTACGCGCTGCCGGATCGCGTCGAGATCCCGGCTAAGCTCGCCGAATACTTCAAGCGGCTCGAGGATCACGAAGGCATCACGCTGACGCCGGATCAAAAGGCGTGGTACGTCAAGAAAGAGGAAGAGCAGCGCGCGATGATGAAGCAGGAATATCCTGCGACGCCGTCGGAAGCGTTCGAACGGAACATCGAAGGGGCGATCTACGGCGAGCAGTTGCGCCGCGCGCGTGCTGCCGGACGCATTTGCAAACTCGCGACCGAACGCGGCGTGCCGGTGAACACGTTCTGGGACTTGGGTCGCAACGACTTGAACGCGATTTGGTTTCACCAACGCGTCGGACAGCGCAACCACTTCATCTACTACTACGAATATCGGCTCGTCGATCTGACGTACTATGTCCAGAAGCTCAACGAATTCCGTGAGCAGTTCGATTGGATCTACGGCGTGCACTACCTGCCGCACGATGCCGAAGTCATCGACATGAGTTCGAAGAACAACGAATCGCGTGAGCGCATCTTGAACGGTGCGGGCCTCAAGCCGACGCGGATCGTGCCGCGCATTCCGAACTTGAACGACGGTATCGAGATCACCCGCAAGGTGTTCGACTCGTGTTGGTTCGACGAAGAGGGCTGCGAAGCCGGACTCAAGACGCTCGCCGGCTACGAGTACAAGTGGGACGCGTCATTCAAGACGTTCCGCAAATTGCCGGTCGAGAACTGGGCGAAGAACGGTGCCGACGCGTTCCGGCAGTTCGCGCAAGGCTATCGCAGCGCTGCGGCTACGTTCGCCGAGCAGTTGGCGCTCGCCACTGGCGGAAACGGCGGCCGCGAGTATCGTAAGAAGCAGGCGCACCGGCACAATCAGATCTACAACCCGTCCAACGAACACGTGGTGTAACGAATGGCGTATACGACGACAACGCGCGGCGGCAAGAAAAAGGTTACGAGAAAGCCGTCGGATACGATGTCGGACGACAACGTTCGGGCGTTCCTCGGCCGCAAGATCGACGCGGCGATGAACCAAGACGGCAACGATCTATCGACCGCACGCCAAGAGAACTTCAATTACTACATCGGCGCCGAGTACGGCAACGAACGCGACGGCTACTCGAAAGTCGTCACGCGTGAAGTGCTCGAAACGGTCGAGTGGGTGATGCCGTCGATCCTGCGCGTGTTCACGGCCGGCGATCGTGTCGTGGTGTTCGATCCGATGGGGCCGCAAGACGAAGCACAGGCTGAGCAAGAAACCGACATCACCAACTACTCGGTACTGAAAGCCAACAAAGGCAAAGGCTTTCTGTCGTTGCACCATTGGTTCAAAGACATGCTCATGTACCCCAACGGGTACTTGAAGGCGTACATGGAAGAGTGCACGACGACCGACACCGGCATGGTGACGGGCCTCGATGCCGGTGCCGTGGCGCAACTGCAGAAAGATCCGGACGTCGAAATCCTCGAACAAGACAGTCGCATCGTAGAGATGCCGCCGATCGTGCAAGTGCCCGGCATGCCACCGATGCCGCAGCAGATCGAAGTGTTCGACTTGAAGATCAAGACGACGAAGCAGATCAAGGAACTGCGCTTGATGCCGGTTCCACCCGAAGAATGCTTGGTCGATCCGGATTGCACGTCGATCGATCTCGACGAAGCCGACTGCGTCGTACATCGCACGAAAAAGGATTTCACGACGCTCGTCACCGAAGGCTACGACCGCAACAAGCTCGAGCAGATCGGTGCGTCGCCGAACGACGGCGGCTACAACTGGGGCAGTGAGAAGGTGAACCGCCTTTTCTACGCCGACGAAAGCCCGATGACGAGCGAGTACGAAGACGACGACTCGATGCGCCAGTATTGGGTGCACGAGTGCTACGTGTGGATGGACTACGATCGCGACGGCATCGCGGAATTTCGCCGCATTTGCATGATCGGTGACGTGATCTTCGAGAACGAAGAGACGAACTACCAACCGATGATCGCGCTGTCGGCAATCTTGATGCCGCACAAGCACAACGGCATGAGCTACGCGGATCTGATGAAGGATCTGCAACTCTTGATGTCGACGCTCAAGCGACAACTGCTCGACAACATTTACAAGATCAACATTCGGCGCAAAGCTTTCTCCGAAGATGCGCTCACCGAAGACGGCTCGACGATGGCCGCGATGTTGAACGCGCAGGCCGAGTTCATTCCGGTGAAAGGTCGCGCGCAAGACGCGTTCTTCCCCGAACCGTCGCAGTCGATCGTCGCGGATTTGCTGCCGGTCATGCAGTACGTCGACGAGCAGAAGAACATGCGTTCGGGGGTATCGCCGACGGTCGCTCTCGATCCTGACGTGATCCAAGAGGCAACGGTCGGCGCCTTCACGCAAGCGTTAGATCAATCGAGCCAACGCGTCGAAATGCTGGTGCGGATCATCGCCGAAACCGGCATGAAGACGCTGATGTTGAAGGTGCACCAACTGCTCCGGATGCACCAAGACATCGCCACCACGATCAAGATCCGCGGGCAGTGGATCCCGGTCGATCCGCAAGGCTGGCGCGACCGCACCGACATGACGGCGAATGTGGGCCTCGGCTACAACAACAAAACGCAGCAGATGCAACTGCTCACGCAACTGCTTGCGCTGCAGCAGCAATCGGCATCGGCAGGACTTGCGGACCAAAAGAAAGTGTTCAACACGTTGCACAAGCTCGTGAACGCCAGCGGACTCGGCGACGTGAACCAATACTTCCTGAATCCGAACGATCCGAATTGGAAACCGCCGCCGCCGGCGCCGGACCCGCAGATGGTGCTCGCGCAAGCGCAAGCCGCCGCGCTCGGCGCCGATTCGCAAGCGAAGATCCAAAAGAACCAACAAGACTTCCAGTTGGCGCAGCAAAAGCAGTTCATGGATCACCAAGCGAAGCAGGGCGACCAACAACTGAGCCAAGCCGATCGGGTGCTCGCGTACCAAAAGATGCAGCAAGATGCGCAGCAGTTCGCGGCGAAACACGGGCTAGACTTGGGCGAATCGGCGGCTAAGATCCGCAATCAAGACGCCGATTCGGAACTGAAGGGCGCGCAAGCGATCAAGGCGAAGGCGGAAGCCGGGCACACAGCGGTCGAAGCATCTGACACGTTCAAACAGGCGAAAGACATTGTCAAATCTCAAGGAAGCATTGACCCCACCGACGAAACCCCAGTCCACTAAACTCGGGGACACGACGTTTCACGTGCATCTGGCGCCGACGGACGGCGCGAACGCGGGCATCGACAAACTGGTGGCTGCGCTCGCTGAACAGCAAGCAGCGAATCACGCCGTGCTCGCGCAACTTGCGCAGCAAATGGCGCAGCAATCCGAGCGCATGTCGACCTTGATGGAACTGTTGGGGCGCCAGCCGAACGCACCGGCGCCGGCGCCGAAAGCGCGCAAATACGATGTGCACTTCGCGGGCGAAGACGGTCCGCGTAGCTTGCAGATCGTAGCGCGCTAGGCTTAACGTATATCCGCACACACGGGAGCACCCATGTCGGTTTACTCGAAAAGCGACCAAGATGCCTACAAAGGCGGCAAAATGAAGCCCGATCGCTCGACGAAAGGGATCAAAATGCATCCGCATTTCGGCACCAAGCGGATCAAGAACACGCCGAAGGATCAGAACCTCAAGTCGTATCCGTGAAGCGCGAACCGCCGCGGCAACCGCCGGAAAAATCCGGTGCCGGTAACGCGCACATTCGCGCGGTGACGCCGGGTGCCAAGCAACCGACGTCGGCCGAAGATGCGCACCGGCTGTTGAACGATCCCGCGTTTCAACGGGCGTTCAGCACGTCGCGCGAGTACGCGGTGCAGCAGATCGAACGCTTGGTGCTGAACTCGCCGGATGCGGTTGAGTTCGAACGCGAGTTGTGCCGGACGCTGCGCACGCTCGCCAACGTCAAACGCGTCATCGGTTTGGCATTGCAAAACCAGCAGCTTCGAGAGCACGATTTCCGCCCGACGACACCGCCGCAGGACGCCGCCTAGATGCCCGAACTCCGCAAAAGCGACGCTGAACAACCGCAAGGCGTGACGCTACGCGACGCGCAGAAGCGCATCGCGGCGATGATGGGCGACGGCGACGACGTCAATCCGAAAGGCAAACCGTCGCGGCTGAAACAGGAACTGGCGCCGGAAGGCGACGACGCGCCGGCGACGCCGCGCGATTTGAAAGGACGATTTCGGGCCGCACCGCCCGCCGATGACGCTGACGACACCGCCGACGATGCGGTAGACAGTGCTGACGACACAGGTGCAGAAGACGAAGCGGACGACACGCCCGATCAGGACGTAGACCGCGCGCAAGACGATGCCGAGGCAGACGACTCCGGAAAGGCCGAAGACGAGACGCCGGCAGCCCCGATCCAAACCCTCGCCGAACTTGCTGAGGCGCTCGAGATCCCGCTCGCGGATCTCAAAAAGCAACTCAAGCACAAGTTCAACGCGGCGGGTGCGGAAGTCGAGGCAACGCTGGAAGATCTGGAACGCGGCTACCAGATGGAGCAGGACTACCAACGCAACAAGACGAAACTGTCAGAGGAACGCCGAGCCTTCGAAGCTGCTGCCCGGCAGCAAGCCGAGAAGTTCGTGGCCGATTCGCATGCCCTCGCTGCCCACTACACCGCGACAGAACAGCTTTTGCAGGCTGAACTGAACCATCCGCGCATGACGCAATTGCGCATGACGGACCCGGCCGAGTGGACCGCACGGTACAACGAAACGCAGCAACGATTGGCGCAACTCGGACAAGCGCGGCAATACGCCGCGGCGCAGTATCAAGCCTTCCAGGCAGCGCAGAACGCGGAGATCGAACGCCGCGAACGCGCGCGCCTGGCCGAACTCGTTCCTTCGTGGGGCGAAGACAAACGCGTGCTGTCGCGTAAGACGATGGAGTCTCTGGGCTACGACGCTAACGAGATTTCCAACGTTCTCGACGCACGGCTGATCGCGGGCGCGCTCGAGCTTGCATCACTCCGAGAGGAAGTGAAGGCATTCCGAGAAGCGAAAGCGAAAGCCGACCAAGCCGTGCAACGTCTCAAGAAGGAAGTGCCGAAGCTCGCCAAACCCGGCAAAGCCACCAACCAAACGGCGCCGGGGCTGAAGAAAGAAAACGTCAGCAAGTTGCGACAACGGTTGCGGCAATCAGGCTCGATGCGCGACGCGGGAACCCTTATCGAACGAATGGGCATCCTAGGGAGCTAACGTGTCTACGACCAACTTCGACCGCTACGCGCTCGGCACGAACGTGCGCGAAGATCTCACCGACGTCATCTACAACATCGCGCCGACGGAAACGCCCGGCGTGTCGAACTTCGACCGCGAAGACGCGGCGCAGACGCTGCACGAGTGGCAGACGGATACGCTGACCGCGGCGAACGCATCCAACGCCGCGATCGACGGCGCGGACTTCGGTACGGACTCGTCGTCCGCATCGACCCGGATCGGCAACTATCAACAGATCTCGATCAAGTACCTCGCGGTTTCGCGGCGTGCCGACATCGTCAACAAAGCCGGCCGCAAGTCGGAGTTGGCGTATCAGGTCGCCAAGAAAGGTAAGGAACTGCGTCGAGACGTCGAAGCGCGCCTCGTATCGTCGAACCCGGCGGTACTCGGTTCGTCTTCGGTCGCCATGCAAACCGGCGGCATCGGCGCGTGGATCAAGTCGAACACGAACCGCGGCTTGGGCGGCGCGGATCCGTCGCTGACGGGCGGCATTCCGATCACCGGTCCGACCAACGGCACCACACGGGCGCTGTCGCAGGCGACGCTGCTCACGATCCTGAAGAACTGCTACGTCGCGGGCGGCAACCCGAACATGTTGATGATGGACCCGACGTGTAAACAGAACTTCTCGGCGTTCATGTTCTCCGGTTCGACGGCTCGGATCGCGACGCAGTACCAAGATCAGGGCGCGAATCCGCGCGGCGGGATCACGGTCGTCGGCGCGGTCGACGTATACGTGACGGACTTCACCGTCATCGACGTGGTGCCGAACCGCTTCCAAGCGTCGCGTGACGTGTGGGTGCTCGACACCGAGTTCTGGGCGGTGTCGTATCTCGACGGCTACAAGACGGAAACGATCGCGAAGATCGGCGACGCAGAACGTCGCCACATCCTCGTCGACTGGGGCGTAGTGTCCCGCAACGAAGCCGCTTCCGGCACCGTGGCGGACATCAACACCGGCACGGCAATGGTGGCGTAAGCCAACCGGGGCGGCGTTCGCGCCGCCCCACTTTTTCAAGGATGTTGCATGGCGAAGGTGAGAGTACGGATCAAGGAACTCGGCGAGCAGCGGGCCTGCGACGGCTTGCACTTCGGCATGACGCCGGCACACGGTATCAATCCGGGCGTCAATCCGTTCCGACGCAAGCTCGAGCCGGGTGAAGTTGTCGAGTTCGACGAAGACGACGAACTGTTCCAGCAAATCTGGGACGTCGGCGTGCTCGAAATGACGCGCGACATGCCCACTCGACCGCTCGATTTCGCGAGCGCGCGCGAAGCCGAAGTGACGTCGGCGAGCTTCATTCCGATCAGCGCGCAAGACGAGCGCGACGTCGAAGACGCGCGGCGCGCCGTGCACGCGCGGCTGTTCCCCGAACTGACGCGCGAAGATGTCGCGCTCGGCCGCGATCACATCGACGCGAAGACGCGCCAGCGGCGCCGGCAAGTCGCGATGATGAACTCGACGAATGAAGACGTTTCTTGATTTCACGTCGCCGACCGGTATTCAGCATCGCACGCACGTCAGCGACGACGAGCTAATTACCGAAGAGTTCACGCCCACCGCGATCGAACAGATCCACCTCGATCACGCCAAGGCGCTGCGCGACTTCGGCCACAACAAAGCTGGCTTCGCGCGCCACGCGGCGCACATTCCGATCGGGCTATACATGCTTTGGAAGAAGGAATGGCGCGAGAAGTACCGCCAGCACTTCACGTGGGCGACGTTCGAAACGATGAAGATCAACTCGTCGGACTACAAAAACCTCCGCACCGGCGTCAATAAGCTGTGACGGCGGCGCGTTTCGACGCGACGCTCGACGACGAGACTCGACTGGCTGCGATCGCGTGGATCGAACGCGCCAAAATTCCGCGCGATCGCAGTTGGTCGACCCCTGAAGAGGCTGACCCGCCGGACGCCGTCAAACGCATCATGGCGAAGAGTGCGGCGATCGTGCCGAAGCAGTCAAAGCCGATGCGTGCCGTCGGCATCAAGATGGAAAAGGGTCAGATCATCGCGCCGCATTACGACGCGAGCTACGATATGACCGTTTTCTACTACTTGTCGGGCGGCGCGCCGCTGATCACCGGTGAGCCGGATGACGAAACCGCGCACCTGATCCAACCCGGCACGATGATCATCTGTCCGGGCGGTATCCGGCACCGGGTGCCTGTGCAAGAATTGGTCGCGCCCCGGTATACGATCGTCACGGTGTGGTGAATGAGCTACGCAGCGTTCAAAGTCGACATCGATTCGTGGCTCGCGCGCGACGACGTTGCCGTCACCGGTGTCTCGATCGACTCGATCGTCACGCTCGCCGAAGCCGCGCTCAGTCGTGACGCCTACGGCGTGATGCAAAGCCGTTCGGCAACGCTGTCGATCAACGCTCGCAGTATTTCGGTGCCGTCCGATTTCCGTTCGATGATCGCGCTCTACATCGATCAGACGACGACGAAGATCGACTACCAGACGCCGGAAATGATTCGCTTGGTCGATGCGTGGAACGACGGCGGACAGACGCTCTACTACACGATCGAATCTGACACGAACGGCAATCCGGTGTTCACGTTCGCGCCAGCCGGCGATCCGAGCAACCCCACGCCGGCGGTGATGCAGTATTGGTCCGGACTACCGTCGATCATCACCAACGGCACTAACTCGCTGTTCGTGAATGCCTACGATCTGTATCTCTTCGCGACGCTGCGCGAATGCGGTTCGTGGCTGCAGGAAGAGACGATCGAAGCGCGCTACGACGGCCGCTACAACGCCGCGCTGCAGCGGTACAACCTCGCCGAGCAACGCAAACGCTATGGCGGCAACGCCAAGGTCATCACGCCGCCGCCGGGTGTCATCGTCTAATGGCGACCCAGCCGAAGATGATCCCGTTCGGCGAATGGCTGCCGGACTTGCCGGACTACGCCAATCCCGGCGCGATCCTCGCGAAGAACTGCATCCCGCGCGCCAAGAGCTACCAACAACTCAACTCGCTCGCGTCGTTCACGACGGCGCTGACGTCCGCCGCGCTCGGTGCGATCTGGCTGCAAGACACGAGCAACATTGTCTACAACTTCGCCGGCGACGCGCAGGATCTGTATCGGCTCGATTCCGGCACGACGTGGACCAACGTCTCGAAGTCGCTGCACGCGTACACGTCGACCAACTGGGAATTCGCGAAGTTCGGTAACAACGTGCTCGCGGTCGACTACAGCGATCCGATGCAGTCGTACGTCGTCGGTTCGTCGTCGGCGTTCGCCGATCAATCCGGCTCGCCGTACAACGCCAAGCGTATCGCTGTCGTGCGCGACTTCGTCGTGCTCGGCGATCTGCAAGCCTACGGACCCGACGTCATCGGCTGGTCGGGCTACAACAACGCCGCCATTTGGACGCCGAGCCGCGCGACGCAATCCGACCGGCAACAACTGTTCGGCAAAGGTGGCCGTGTGCAGCGCATCGTGCCCGGTGAAGTCGGCACGATCTTCCAAGAGCACTCGATCTGGGCGATGGAGTACACCGGACCGCCGCTGATCTTCCAACTCGACGAAGTCGAAGTCGGCCGCGGCACGCCCGCGCCGAACTCGGTGTGTTGGCTCGGCGCGACGCGCTTCTACTACTCGCACGACGGTTTCTACGAGTTCACGTTGCCGGGGCCATCGCAGCCGATCGGCAACAGTCGCGTCGACACGTGGATCACGCAGAACTCGGACGACGCGTCGCGCATGCTCATGCGCGGCGCGGTCGATCGCCGCAACCGCTTGGTGATGTGGGCTTTCCCGAGTTCGAGTTCGCTCGCGTACAACGACCGCGTCATCATCTACAACTGGGCGGTGAATCGGTGGTCCTACGGCGAACTCAACACCGAACTCTTGATGGAATATGTGTCGTCGGGCCTCTCGCTCGATCAACTCGATACGCCGTTCCCGTCGGGCATCGACGCGCAATCGATCAACGTCGATTCGGATGCCTACAAAGGCGGTTCGCTCGGCTTTGCGGCATTCGGCACCGATCACAAGACGGCGACGTTCGCAGGCTCCCCGTTGACGGCGTCGATCGATACGATGGAATACGACGTCGGCGACGGCTCGCGTGTGTACTGCGATCAGGTCACGCCGATCGTCGATGGCACGCCGTCGACGACGATCACCGTGCAAGTCGGCAAACGCAATCTGCCGAATGGCAACGTCAACTTCGATCCGGCGCGCGCGGTCGATTCGATCGGCAACGCCAACGTGCGTGCGAACTCTCGCTACCAACGGTATCGTGTGAACATCAGCGGCGGTTTTTCGCACGCGCAAGGTGTACGCGCCGCGGTCAGTCCTGCAGGGGGTAATCGATGAGCGCGACGACGGGCGCAGGCAAGACGACGAGCGGAACGAAGGTGCCAGCAGCGGCATCGCCGTACATTCCGGCGATGCTCGCGGCAGCTTCGTCGCTCAATCCGGGCCGTCCGGCGAATCAGATGGCGCCCGGCATGGGCGGCTACTACAACGCGCTCGCGCTGTTACTGAGTCAGAATCAGCCCGGTGCGTTGCCGCAAATGGGTCAGATGCAGCCGCAGCCGATCAACCCCGGCGCGCCTAACGGCATGATGTCGGCGCAGATGGTCGCACCGATGCTGGCGCAACAGAATCCGCAACTCATGCCGCCCGGTGCCGCGTCGGTGCTACCGCCGGGCCAAGGGCCGATTCCACCGAATCCATTCCTCATGGGCGCGACTGGCATGCCGCTGCGGCGGCAATGAACGAAGCCGACAAATGGCCGAAGAATCTGACGGTTCCGATTGGCGGCGTGCCTTCCGAGCGTATTGGCGCGGTGTGGGAGCGCGTGCTGCCGTTGCTGCATCGGGTGATCAAACCGATGACGGGGTACTCGACTTCGGCTCTCTACTCCGAATTGATTTCGGGACTCTCACAGTTGTGGGTGATCGGCGACTTTCAGGCGATCGTGGTGACGTCGGTGCAACAGCGTCCACTGCACAAGATCCTGTGGGTGCAGTTCCTGGCGGGCAGTAAGCTCGGCCATTGGCTTGACGATTGGATCACCGTCATGGAGGCTTTTGCCAAAGCGCACGACTGCGTCGCGATCGAATTTTCCGGCCGACCCGGTTGGAACTGGATCCAAAAGCAACACCCCGACTACCGGGCGGTGTCGACCACGTTCAGAAAGGAACTCTAAATGGCAGGCGGCGGCAGCGGATCGAGCAAGACGACAACGACTCCGTGGGCCGGTCAACAGCCGTACCTAACGGATCTGTTTCAGAACGCGCAGCAAAACTACCAGTCCGGTGGTCCGCAGTATTTCCCCGACGCCACCTACGTGCCGTTCGCACCGCAGACGCAGCAAGCGCTCGCGATGACGGAACAGCGCGCGATGGGATCGCCGACCGAATCGGCGTTCAACAACTATCTGCAGAACTCGCTCGGCCAAGGGCAGTACAACCTCGATCCGGCCGCGTACGGCTCGACACAGGCGATCGGCGGACTCGGCGCCGGTCAGAGCGCGCTCATGCAGCAAGCCAATCCGTTCGTATCGAACATGGCCGGCATGCAAGGTTTGAGCGCACTCGGCCAAACGGCGAACGGTTCGATGCTGAACTCGAATCCCTACCTCGATCAGATGTTCGGTTCGGCGTCGCAGCAGTTGACGAATCAGTACCAGAACACCGTGAATCCATCGATCGCGGCGATGTTCGGCGGCGCGGGACGCACGGGCAGCGAAGCCGAGTTCGGCGCGCTCGGCGACGCGGCAGGGCAATACGGTCAGGCGCTCTCGGGACTCGCGTCGAACATCTACGGCAACAACTACGCGAACGAACGCACCAACCAACTGAACGCCGCGAATTCGCTGACGAATTTGTACCAGAGCGGGCAGAACAACCAACTGCAGGCGGGTAACGCGCTGAGTCAAGCGGGCCTCGGCGGCATCAACGCACTCGGTGGACTCTACGGCGACGTCAGCGCGGATCAAGCTCGAGCCGGCGCGTTCGCGCCGAGCGCCTCGCAACTCGACTGGAACAACATTCAGCAGTTGATGGGCGCCGGCAACACGATCCAAGGGCAGGCCGGCAACATCCTGCAAGACGCGATGAATCGCTACAACTTCGGTCAGCAAGCACCGCAGCAAGCGCTGCAGAACTACGCGCAGTTGATCTACGGCTTGCCGGGCAGCTACGGCGTGCAGAACACGCAAGGCGGCGCCGGCTCGCCGACGAGCGGTGCGATCGGCGGCGGTTTGGCGGGTGCGGCGGCGGGTGCCTATCTCGGCAGCGTCGTGCCGGGTATCGGCACTGCGATCGGCGCGCTCGGTGGCGGATTGTTGGGTGCATTCGGCGGCTACCACGGATAAGTCATGGGCATACTCGATCAGTTGAGCACGGCACTCGCGGGAGATCCTTCGCTGGAGGGCACCGACCGCTTTCTCGCCAATCCGCTGTTCAACATCGGCATGGGTTTGCTCGCGGCGCGCTACGACAACCGCATCAACCCGTCGCAAGCCGCCATGAGCGGACTGCTCAACGCCGCGAATCAATCGCAGGCCGCGAAGGATCAGGCGTATAAGGATCAGCAGCAAGCCGCGTTGCTGGCGCTGCAAAAGACGATGGGCGGCATCTTGAACTATCAAGATCCGACGACGCAGTTGTTCCGGCCGCAAGCCGCGAACACGCCTGGCGCCGCGATGCCGAGCGGTCCGGCGTTCGATCCTGCCTCGGGGCTGTTCAACTTGCCGCCCGAAAGCGGCGTGACACCG